GGGGCTTTTGTTTTAATAGGGTTTTGAGAAAAATACGCAAAGGCCGTCTGAAATGGCAAATCAAGAATGGACACTGAAGCGAAAAGACAACGGCGTGGCTGTACATCTGCCGCAGGATATGCGCTGGGACGATGAATTTGAATGGAGCAAGGTAGCTCAGGCCGCTCCGCAGCGCACCTTGTCGGGCGGATTGGTCATCCAACAAGGCATTAAGGCTAACGGTCGTCCGATTACGCTGTCGGGCGATTGGGTGTGGCTTGATTTGAGTATCTTGCGTACGTTGCGCGATTGGACGGACGTCCCCGAGTTGGAAATGACGCTGACTCATTACGACGGCCGCGAATTTAATGTCATTTGGCGTACCCACAACGCGGCTTTGAACAATGTCGAGCCGGTGCATTACTCAACGCCGGAAACGGATAGCGAGCGATACACCGCCCAGCTCTGCCTGATGACGTTTTAATTTCGTCTGAAAGTAGGTTTAAACAGGATTTAAAAAGGTTTCAAAATGGAAAAAACAACGCGCCTGACGCAGCAGGATTTGCAGATTTACCCCAGCCAGCGCATGACCGATACGCCTGACGGCGGCGGTTTGATGGTCGGCCAGCCGCTGACGGGCGAGGATAACGAGATTTTTCCGCCTGTCTCGGACGTTGACCGCACGATGGGCAGCCTGGACGCGCGTCTGCTGTACCCTGCTGTTTTGCGTAACGACTCCGAGCCGCTTTACGGCGGTCATTTCGTCATTACCGAGCCACCGACCTCTGAAAACGTGTCTTTCTTGGCATTTAAGGCGCGCAACTACGGCGAGAGCCGCGCGGATATTATGCCGCGCATTGAGGCGTATTCTGTGCCGACGGTGGAGAGCCGCATGACGTTATTGGGTCGCCATTTGGCAGGTGTACGTCTCGTGCAGGCGTATCAGCGCGTAGAGGCTCCTTTGCCGAAGGTCGGCGAGCGTTATTGTCTGCAATATGAGGATAAAACTGAAAATATGACGCGCCGTATCACAGAGTATTTCCGCATTATCAACATCGAAGACGAGGTGCGCATTTTCGAGATTCCAAAATCAAACGGCGAGGTCGAAGAAGTGCCGCGCCGTGTAGTCAAAATGGAAATCAGCAATCCGTTGACCCGAGATTTTGATGGTGTCGATTATCCGGTTAAGGGGTATGCCGCGCCTAAAGTTAAAATTTTGGAAACTCAAGTGGCAGATTCCGCGGCTTATTATGGCGTAAAACCTGTATCAGACGGCCTTTCGGCAGGAGATGCCGCGCTGATGGTGTCAAGCATTTATGAAAAGCTTGTACCGACTTCGACAGTCGAGACACCTTATGCGGATGAATACCCGGTTCCCGGGGAAGCATGGGTCGCTGCTGCGCCGGAAAAACAGCTTTTTGCGGGGCATGTCGATAGTGGAACCTTAACTTTGCCTTCGGCTGTTTTACCCGGCAGTATCAAGATTGGGAACTACACAGACAATGGCTTCGGTCAACTTAAAAGCGGGGACAATATCGTCAATGCCGATTACGCTCATGGGCGTCTGAGTGGTTTGCCGACAGGTTATTACACGGTAACTGCGGTTCCGGGTGCTAAATCGTCATCAGCGCGATATGCTTTTGCGGTAGAAATTAAAGAAACCAATCACGGTACATCATTTGCCCCTCTGCTTAGACCTAATCCTGCTTTGGGTAGTTTAAAAGTGTCTTTTATGGCTTTGGGAGTTTGGTATGTTTTGACAGATACAGGCGACGGCGTATTACGGGATGAGGCCGGTAAAAGTGTAGGTACGGTGTCGTCTGCAACAGGCAGTGTATTGCTTAATCTACCGTCTCTTCCGGATGTTGGCAGCCGCTTGGTGTTCCAATGGGGAGACTCCTCTGGTTTTACGTCTTTTGATGGCGGAAAGACGGGCGGAAATAATCTGCCCAAAGCGGCAAACGGGGAGTGCACTTATTCCCTGGGACATTCAATTAAACCGGGAACGCTGGTGCTTACTTGGCAAAATAACGGTAAGAAAAGAGCGCAAGACGATGGCGCAGGAAAATTAACAGGTGATGCAACTGGCAACGTGGATTATTTGAACGGCACGATTAAATTGCCGGCTTATATTGACTCTACTTCAGTTGATTATGTTTGTGATGAGCCTGATCGTATTCAAGTTGGCCTTGCTGATGGTCTTGGCTTGACCGCAGAGGAAAAAGGAGAGGTGTGGAATATCACACTAGGTACGGCAGTACCGGATTGGCGCACTGTTTCTTTAACGGCTTTGGGAAGCTTTGAAGAATATACAAGTACAACTGTTTCAAACAGTTATTCTGGTTATGCGGCAGCATTGGGATAGGATAAGTAATGGGAATCAAAACTGGTTCAGGCGGCTTTAAAATTGTATTGTCCGCCAACCCTGCGAAAAATGGCGAGTTCACAATCGGCGGTCGAAAAGTCGAGGGTG